GTTATTAATACCAATCTTGCCGGCACTAACATCAAGATAAATTAAGTCTGTTTCGAACGCAAGGTCAACGCCATTTCTTTCCAGATTGGCAAATAATAATGGACCTGATATTCTACCTACTTGTGACATATTACTGTTCTCCTACAGTAGTATTTATAGGATTTACTTATCGAAGTTATGTAGGACTGTTACTGGTTTGCCCAAGTCTACTGGGGAAGTAAATTTAAGATACCAACCATCGGCATATGGTGTGCCGGGGCCGGTTAAGTTACCGCTTACACTTTGTTCTAGTGTATAGTTTGTAGTTGATATTTGAAATACGTTTTCAACAAATACTAAAACATTCTCTGCGGCTACTGGAACAGGAAATTCAGGATCTCCGCTTGCTAATGGACCAAATACAGTTTCAGTTGCATCGCCATTGCCTAAACCTTGTTGTGTAATTCCAACAAGCACAGGTGTTGCTCCTCTAACGCCTGCCCATACACCAGCTTCGTATACTTCAAATCTATCATCTGTTGTATTATATCTAAAGTGTCCATTTTCAGGATTAGCAGGGCGTTCAGCTGTTGTACCTTTAGGCACACGTATACTATTAGTAGATTCCATATACACTTGATCATCTACATCAAACTGTACACCTCTACCATAGATAGTTCTTCTATTTGTATTTTGTGCCTTGAGTAATCTCATTATGTAATATCCAAATAACTCACTGTACAAGCTAATCTGCCTGTACCACTTGCTGAAGGTCCACCGTTAACTTGTACACTGTCGCCTGCATCTATCACAACTTTTTCTGTGTCTAATGTGAATGTTTCTCCTGCAGGTAGAGATAATCTTCTAACTACTGAAGTAACTGTATCACTGTATGATCCGTTTGCCGGGACAAAATGTAAATCAAATTCACAAGTTTCATTTTCTGGATTTGCTGCACTTGGATCGTATGTGTTACAAATTAAAATATTTGTAATAGCATATGACTTATTTGCAGGCACAGTTAACATAATGTGTCTGTAGTCGCCGCCGCCTTGATCAGTTATTGCTTCATTTACTATTGCCATATTGTTTCCTTAAAAAAGCATACTAAAAATTAATGCTCTATTTTTACTTATTATTTCATCACGTTGACTTTCTGCATTAACGAAATACATTCCTGTTCCTGCAGCTTGTGACGGCTTAGCATAAAATAGTATTCCGTCTGATGGTTCTACTGGATCTGTTACACCGTCAACGCCTTCATGCGGTGTATATCCTAGTCTTAAATTATCATCAACAACAACATGTCCTGTTCCTGTTGCACTTAAAATTAAGTCTTCTTGACTTGTGCCAAGTGTTTTTATTTCAGTACCGTATAGAGTTTGTTCAATCCTAATACCGTATTGATCTGAATAATTTGGACGTACATCTTGTATAAGAGTGCCGTCTATTTCTGTTTCAATTCTACTTGGTCCTGATACTGAATTATCGTATACATGTACTTTAGTGTCGCCTACTTGTATTCTGTTTGGAACAACAGTTCCAAAGAAGTTTGATACCGTGTCGTCAACATATTTCTTATTTGGAATGTGATCGTCATCTAGTACTCTAGCTTCATAACTAGCTGTACCTTTTACAGTTAACATACCAGGGTTAGGTGTTACGTTACCTGATAAATTGTATTGCCCCATTAGGTTTAAATCAACACCCGGTGTTACAATACTTACTGTTTCGATACCGCCTACTCTTCCACTCGGAGATCTTACACTCCATGCGCCTAAGTCTGTAGTACCACTGTTCTGTGTATCTGTCCAATTTATACTTTCGACAAACAGCCATTGGCTGTCTTCAATTGTTCCTCTATCAACACGAATACCGGAAGAGCCATCTCTAGTGATGCCATTTCCGGTTTCGCCTTTGTTTAGTTCAATTATGTTGTCTTCAATTGTACTGTTGACAGTATCTAGAGTAGTTTGCGTGCCTTCAACAGTTAAGTTGCCAGTAATGTAAACATCACCAACTTCTGTTCCTGTGTCTAGTGTAATTCTACCACCGCTCTTAACAACTACTCTGTAATTGCCGTCTGCTACTCTAAGATACTTGTCCATAAGTTATTCCTTATGCGTCTTCAGTAAAGTCTGAATCGTCAGTTCCGATTAATGTATCATCGGCACCAGCTTCTTCAACTTCAACAGCGTAATCGCCATCACTAGTTGTAAAGTTCCACGAAATAGATGTTCCATCTAATGCGTTTGCACCTGTTGCACTTGGTTGTGCTAGTGTTACTTTACGTCCTGCAATTTTGCTTACTCCATAAGTTTCACCGTCATCACCTTTTACACTAATGGACATTTCTGTGCCAGTTAGCGTAGCTGGTAGTTTACCAGTTGTTAATACACGATCGTAAGTTGTTGCTGGTGTACCGATAGCCGCTACACGAAACTTTTTAGATCCTAATTGCTTTACGATATAGCCTTCAACAACGGCTGCACCGTTATAAAAGTCTACTTTGATTTCATTACCATCTGCTGTAGCTGGTCCAAAAAATCTTTTATTAAGTGGTCTTCCCATTTTTTTTCTCCTATAAAAAGTAGTCCTATGCCCGTTCTATGAGCTACGCTGTGGGTACAGCATAAGTCCGCCTTGCGGCACACTATTTGACAATAGTATTTATCAATCTAAAACAGTAAAGGACTTTAAGTCAAAAAAATAGGACCCGAAGGTCCTATTTCTCAGTTTTAATAAAACTTAGCTAAAGCTAACGTTACCATTAGTAATTGCAACTTTACCTAAGTAATCTGCTGCATTACCAAGTGACGAAGCTGTGTTAGACAGTTCAACATAACCGTAACGTGTCATAAATGACACAGTTGGTTCAAATGTTGACGGATCTAATACAACACCACTACTCATTAATGGAATGTATGGGCAATAGAATGCAGGTGCGTCTGATTCAGATGCTCCTTTATAACCAACAAGTACATCAGCGTTATCAGCTGAGTAAGTGTTAACGTACACTTTCATTGCATTGTTCAAAGTACCAACCATCTTAGTGTTAGTTGGAGCTTCAAAAGTACCTTCAGTTGTTCTTGCGAACGCAGAAGTTGTTGCACTTTGTAGAATTGTTAGTGCAAAAGGACTAACAACAGCGTAGTTACCTGCGCCTCTACGTGTACGCTGTGCAATCAAGTTAGCAACACGGTTGATTTGAACAGCTAATGCAGCATGCTCGTCACCAACAAATGTAGCTGTACCTGATACAGCAGCTTGGTCATATGTTTCAGCGGCATTACCAGCTAGGCTGTTAAGGCTTGCTAAAACTTCTTGATCAATCTCAGCGGTAATTTCTTGTGCTAAAGCAGCCATAATTTCTGCTTCAACGTCAATACCGTGCATTGATTGTGCATCCTGTGCAGCTTCAAAAGTCCATCTAGCTGATAGCTTTCTTGACTTTGCTTCTACAGTTTGCTTTAAGATTTGAATGCTTAACTTACGTCCAGCTTGGCCTTCTAAAGCTGCTGTTTGAGCTGCTTTATCGTCCGCTGCGCCTGAATAGCCTTCAGCAATCTTAAATGGGCTTAATGCCTCTTCACCAGCTGTTGTGTCTGTTCCGTTTGTGCTATCAAAAGCATCTGCGTAACGTACACGTAACGTGTGAATCTGACCGACTGGGCCAGTCATTGGTTGTACACCAACTAATTCGTTGGCAATAACAGTTGGCATAACACGTCTGATAACAGGTAGGATAACACGGTTAAGTGTTGCTACGTTACCAGCTGAAGTTGCACCTGCTGTTGCACTCTCAGACAAATATCTGCGAGTGTTTTCTAGTGTGGCAGCCATCACACTTTTCTTGTTACCGTCTAGGCCTTCAAGAAGAGCGTCTTTGGTTTCTGTCCAGCGACTTTCTAATAGTTCTGACATCATTTTCTCCTTAATTTAATCCAGCTAGACGGCGTATATCTAATACATTTGATTCGTCTGCTTTGACATGTGTCGTTGTTTTTTCTCTGTTGCCTGTTATTTCTTTCGCCTCTGATAATACTTTTGCCTTACGCTTTGCTGGAGTATGGCCATCTATTACAGACGGTAGGTACTTATCAAAAGATCTTTGTAATCTATCAGTTTGTACACTTTCCAGTAAGTCAGTCATAATGTCGCGTTGATCATTGCCTAATGGTGCAATCAATTCGTTTATGGTTCTTTCGCGTCTTGCTGCTTCAACTATTTGCTTGTTCTCAGTTGCCTGAGCTTCTGCTAAGTTTTTAGCTTTTGCAGCAAATGCTTTTGCTTCTGCTAGTTGTTTGTTTTTCAACTCAACAACTTTCAATAGCTGGGCACTTTCGCTTTTTTCATTTAGGTAGCTACCTGAATATTCATTACTGAATGCTTCAAATATTTTGCGACCAAAATCGTTTCTTCGTGCTTCTTCAATATCTTCTTTAAGTTGTGTAATTTCCCCTTTAAGGACCTTATCAACAGTTTCAGATACAGCGGTTGCACTTCTTTCAACAAAGTTAGTTTTAACTTTCTTGAAGTGTTCTTTAGCTTCACGTACTAAACGTACTTTCGTTTCTGCTAAATCTTTTTTGTCTTCGTAGAACTCTGCAATTTCTTTAGAAAGAGCTTCTATTACAAATTCCTCAAGCTGTGCATACTTAGATGCCATTGCCTTCTTGTCTTCGTGTAATTCACCAACTTCTTTACCAAGAGTTTCCATTACAAATTTTTGCATTAGGTCTGCGTTTTCACGCATTGCTATTGCATATTTTGCTTTTGCCTCAGCAAGTTGTTTACGATCATCTGAAAATTCAGCAATTTCTTCTGCTAATTTTTCTGACAACATACTATCAATAGCTTCCACCATCGTAGATTTGTCATGCTCGTATTTCTTTGCGAATTCTTCACGAAGTTCAGCGGTAGCAAGTTGGCGATTCTCAGTGATCTTCGCGTCCCATGCTTCTTGTATTTCTGCTTGTACTTCTTCTGAAAGTGCGCTGCTCTCGAAGAGTGATTTTAATGCTTCCAACATATTATTCTCCTCAGTTATCGGAGCCCGCTTATTATTCCTAATAAGCTCTCTTTTAAATATTTTTGTGCCTTGGTGTCTTCTTTAGTTGCCTGTGCTAGTTCAAATGCCTGGTACCCTCCGCGGGTGTTCATCAAGTGTTCGTAAATTGGCGTTGGGTACGCACCTGGTGCACTTGGTTGTGCAACAACGTCCACTGTAATAATTTCGAAGTCGCTAACGTTTCCGCTACCGTCTTCACTTACGTTACCAGAGCCCCTAGATGAAACACCTAGCTTGACGCCGCTTTCCAGCATTGTCTGCACTAGTTGTCCCATTGGGGTTGGTAATACTTTTAATTTACCATAACCGTTAGGTCCGTCCATCCACGTTTCAGTAATCATGTGTGATACACGGTCTAGGTTAATGTTAAGGCCTTCTGGATGATCAACTTCTCCAAGAACACTATATCCTCCCTGGATTTGGTCATTAAGAGTTTTGACAGCCCTGCCAATTTCGTTTACAGGATAAACACGTTGGTTAGCATTACGCACACCGCCTTGTATACAAATACCTTTTAGGTATAAGTCTTTTCCTCCATTGGAATTTTCAGCAGACTCAACGACCATATTCGCTTGGTCAAATGTCAGATGCTCTCTTAGAAAGTTTTGCATTCAGTTTCCCTTATTTGCCGACTACAGATTTCTTGTTGTCAGCTGCTTCTGGCTTCCCTTTTTTCTCTGCACCGTGTCCTGGCTCTGATTTGCCAGCTTTAGACGCTTTACCGCCTGGTACATTGATGTTTCCGCCATCTTGGTCTTTAGCGTTTAAATCGCCTAAACCAGCATGGTCGCCACTACCTGCTTCTCCACCTTTTAAGATGTTAGCTGATGTGCCACCCATGTTATTTGCACTTGCTACTGGTGACTTACCGCTGTCTCCATTATCGCCTGTGCTTTTTTTCTCTGCGCCGTGTCCGCCTGCTACTTTATCGACGTACTCACGCATTTGTTCTCTGTCTGACTTTGCTGACTCTTCAACTTCTTCGTCTGAAGCTTCGTCAACTTCTTCGTCTGAAGCTTCGTCAACTTCTTCATCAGTTGCTTCAAATGCAAATGCTTCTTCTTCAGGTTCATCATCACCTTCTTCATCGCCTTCGCCTTCGCCTTCTTCGTCGCCCATCATTTTTTCAAATTCTGATTTTAGGTCGTCTAATGCGTCTTCAAGGTCTACAACACGATCTTCAATGTCGCCTTCTTCTTCGCCTTCTTCACCTTCGTCATCACCTGCTTCGATGTCACCCATCATATCGTCAGTTGGATCGCCGCCCATGTCCATTGGGTCTGCTTCAACTTCAAATTCGTCTAGGTCAAAATTTTCGTTTGTTTCTTCATCAGTTGCTTCATCAACTTCTTCATCTGAAGCTTCATCAACTTCTTCATCAGTTGCTTCGTCAACTTCTTCATCAGTAGTTTCTTCTACTTCTGTATCGTCTTCTTCGATTTCAATATCTGATTCAATTAGACTTGCATAGATGTCTCTTGACTTCTCTACAACAATATCGTGGAATAGTTCTTCTGCGCCGGCCTTGTCTTCATTAACAAGACGTTCGAGCATTTCTTCGAACTTATTTTTATCTGCCATTTCTTTTCTCCTATAAAAGTATTTACCTATGGTAAGGCTGTCATTTGTATTTACTATTTATGCAAGAATGTGTGGGCAAACAGGCTCAAAACGAGCCATTTTGTTTATATCTGGGGAAAACTGAAGATTTTTTGGAAATCTCCAAGCTCTATTGTGTTAAAGTTCTCAAAAGTATTTAGTTCATCTGGCTTATAATTATCAGATGCTATAACTCGATGGAAGTTAATTTTCTTGTTATCTCTTATAACAGTTTTAGTTTGTCGTAGCCAATTACCGTAGAAAGTAGCACCTTCGTTGGGCCTTTTGTAGTTTTTTGTGCCAGCATATATGTTATTTAATTTACTATTGTTCTCAAGACCTGCAAAGTCAAATCCTAATATATAAATATCATCATATCCGTGTTCTGCTGCTAACCACAACGCTGTTGGACCGCTACTCCAACCTTTACTAGGCTGAAAATAATTTACATTCTTTATTGATGTAAATGCATTATTATGATTAGTCCATACTTTATTATTATTTTGATAACCGCTTTTACTAAGCTCTAGTATCATTTTTACATCTACTGCTATTAAGTAGTCTGGAGAAAACGTCCTGTATAAAGCATTACAACCGTAGACAGTACCTAATTCTAATAATGATTCTGGCTCTATAACAGATCTGCTAGTGCCGTTACCTAATACAAAAGCAACGCTGTTATCTTTATTAGATACAGAGTTTGATATATGTTCTTTTTGTTTTTGT